ACAACCACGCGTTCCTTTTTTTATGATTCAAAAAAAACTCCACACCCCCCCCCCCCCCCCCCCCGGGGGGGGGGGGGGGGCGAAGGTGGTGCGCCGTCCAAGCTGCGGCAGGGTGTGGCAGCCTTGGGCGAATGGGCGGGGAATGATTGGGCGAAACGGGAAATCGCGGCAGGGTTTGCATTGCTCGCCGCGCTCAATCTGCCCAATCGCCCCGCAGCGCAAGACCTGCCGGTAGTTGCGGAAATTTGGTATCGGAAACTGAAGGAAGCCAAGGAAATCGTCTCGCCGGAGTATGACCCGATACGGATTCAGACGGGATTTAAGGTGTTGCAGCAGTCGGAAACATGGCCGCACCCCGCCGAACTGCTCCGCAACCTGCCGCCACGGTTGATACCGAGGGCAATGTTGGCGAAGCCCGCGCCGGACAAAGAAAAAGGCCGTCAGAAAATGGCGGAAGTGAAAGATGTTTTAAACAAGAAAGGAAAGTGAAATGAAAGTGTATGTTTTTAAAATTAGTAATGAAAACGGTAAGTTAAAGATAGAACTCCCCGAAATCCCAATGGGTAAGCAAATTGACGAAGTTGATTTGATTGCTGGGCTAACCACGGAATTTATTGCAAGTATGTTACGTGATGCCCAAAAAGATCGTCGCAAATTCGTAATCGACGCATCAAATCAATTGGCTGCAATCCAGACATATCGAAAAATCTTCAATTAAGGAAGGAAGAGAAAATGGCTAAAGTCATTATTACTATTAAAGATAGTACCAAAAGCTTATTTGATTTTGAAATCAAAGGATTGGGAGATGATAGTGAAAAAACTCCTGCAATCTTTGCCGGACATGCTGCAGCAGGCTATCTGAGAAAAAGGCAAACAGCACTCCACGAGAATTTTTTAAGTCAAATTTTACGAGACTTATCAGATCAAGATTAAAGGAAAACATCATGATTGAACCGCATGAGTACCGTCTATTGGACGAATATTTAGAGCAAGACTGGGATGCCTTTATCAGTTTTGCTGAGACTAAAGGATTTGAAGCAAGCGAAGTATATCAACTACTCAACAAACTGGAGGAAAAAGCAAATGGCTAAAACCCGAATCAAACAACCCGCTATCGAAGCGGCACAAGACAAAGCGGAAGTTACTGCGTTTATCCGCAAAATCGGCGATTTGCAGCGCGAAGTCAAACGTCTGGAAACCGAAGCCGGAGACAAAAAAGCGGTCATCGAAGAAGAATATGCCGCCAAAGCCGCGCCGATGTGTGCCGAAATCATGAGCCTGACCGAACGTGTGGCCGCATACTGCGAAGCGCATAAGGACGAGCTGACGGAAAACGGTAAAACCAAAACCGTGGACTTTACTACCGGCCTGATTAAATGGCGCATCCGTCCGCCATCCGTCAAGGTAACGGGCGTGGCCGCCGTCTTGGCGTGGCTCTCGGAGAAATCCGCCTTTGCCGAGTTTGTCCGCACGAAAAAGGAAATCGACAAAGACGCCATCCTGAATCAAAAAGAGCGTTTTTCAGACGGCCAAGTGCCGGGGATTAAGATTGTGTCGGGGCTTGAGGATTTTGTGATTGAGCCTACTGAGCAGGAGTTGG